GCTGAGGACGCTAGTCGCCGCTCTCAAGTAACGACTGCAAGGCGTAAGCCGGGGGTGGCCTGAGTTCAGACGAAAACTCCGGCAGTTGGGGCGGTCTTTCAAACCGTGACCCGGCACAGAGGCCCGCCGATTGGCGGGCTTCTGCTTTCTCAACCATCAAGGAAAACAGACATGCCGAGACTGAAAACCATAAAGCCCCGCCTCGCGACGCTGTCGACGCAGCGCGTGAAGGCCGTTGAAGTCAGGCGCATCGGAGCGACGCCCCGCACCCGCGGAAGAGCCTGGATGGAGACGCGGGCACGATGGCTGCGCAAGCATCCGCTGTGCATCCACTGCCAGGCGCAGGGCCTTGTCACCGCAGCCGAGGAGGTTGATCACGTCATCCCGCTGTGGATGGGCGGACGCGACGACGAGACGAACTTCCAGAGCCTGTGCAAGGCTTGCCATGCCGCCAAGACGGCGGAGGAAGCGAAAGGGAGGGGGGGATGAAAAGTCCAGACCCCTCCCAACTGTAAACCGCTCGTCCAAGCATTTGCGGATTTTTTTGACCCCTCAGATCGGAATCGCCAAATGGCCGGAGTAAAAGGACGCAGCGGAGGAGCGAGGCCGAACACCGGCGGCGCTCGTCCTGGTGCCGGCCGGCCGAAGAAGAAGCCGGAGATCATCGACGCCAAGCAGCTGCTGACGGACGATCCCCGCAGGTTCCTGATCGAGCTGATGAACAACCCGGCCGCCGACATCAAGCTGCGCGCCGATGCGGCCAAGGCCCTGCTGGCCGCCGATCTGCGCGCATCCGTGGCCAAGGGCAAGAAGGAAGAGCGCCAGGGCGCCGCCCAGGAAGCCACCGGCGGCCGTTTCGCGCCGTCCTCGCCGCCAAAGCTCGTCGTCAACAACAAGTAACGGATGCCAGAGTGGTCGACCGCATGTCCTGATTGGCAGGACAGGCTGACGGCCGGGCGCTCGATCATCCCGGCGCCGATCTACCCGGACGAAGCGGCGCGGGCGCTGGCCATCTTCAAGGAGCTGCGCGTTGTCGATCTGCCCGGAAAGCCGACGTTCGGCGAGTGCTCGGCGCCCTGGGTGTTCGACTTCGTGGCCGCCATCTTCGGCGCCTACGATGCCGAGACGGGCCGCCAGCTGGTCCGCGAGTTCTACCTGCTGATCAGCAAGAAGAACACGAAGTCGACCATCGCCGCCGGCATCATGCTCACGGCGGCCATCATGTGCTGGCGGGAAGACGAGGAGCACCTGATCCTCGCGCCCACCAAGGAGATCGCCGACAACAGCTTCAAGCCGGCCGCCGGCATGGTGCGGGCCGACGAAGAACTCTCCTCGATCTTCCACATCCAGGAGCACGTCCGGACGATCACGCACCGCGTCACGAGGGCATCTCTCAAGGTGGTGGCGGCCGACACCGAAACCGTCTCCGGCAAGAAGTCGGGCCGGGTGCTGATCGACGAACACTGGCTGTTCGGCAAAAAAATCAACGCCGCCGCGATGTTCCAGGAAGCAACCGGCGGCCAGATTTCGCGGGAAGAGGGGTGGGTGATCTACCTCTCGACGCAGAGCGACGAGCCGCCCTCCGGTGTCTTCAAGGAAAAGCTCGACTTCTACCGCGACATCCGCGACGGGAAGATCGTCTCGCCCAAGCACCTCGGCGTGCTCTATGAGTTCCCCGCCGAGATGGTCAAGGCCAAGGCGTACCTGGAGCCGGCCAACTACTACCTGACGAACCCCAACATCGGGCGCTCCGTCAGCCAGGAATGGATCGCCGACAAGCTGCTCGAGCTTAACGGCAAGACGGACGGCAGCCTGCAGACGTTCCTGGCCAAGCACCTGAACATCGAAATCGGCATGTCGCTGCGTGCCGATCGCTGGGCCGGCGCCGACTTCTGGGAGCAGCAGGCCGATCCAGCGATCACGCTCGACGAGCTGCTGCGGCGCTGCGAAGTCATCGCCGTCGGCATTGACGGCGGCGGACTGGACGACATGCTCGGCTTTGCCGTCATCGGCCGCGTTGTCGGAAGCGAGGGCGAGCGCGCGCAATGGCTCGTCTGGACGCGGGCATGGATCAACCGCGTCGTGCTGCAGCGCAGAAAGTCAGAGGCCGCCCGCTTCGCCGACTTCGCCGCCGACGGGGATCTGATCATCTGCGAGGAAGTCGGCCAGGACGTGGAAGAAGTGTCCGCGCTGGTGGCCGCCATCGAGCGCAGCGGCCTGCTCGACAAGGTCGGCATCGACCCGGCCGGCATCGGCGGGCTGCTCGACGGCATGATTGCCGCGGGCGTGCCGGAAGACAAGATCGCCGGCATCTCGCAGGGCTGGCGGCTTGGCGGCGCCATAAAGACCGCCGAACGGAAACTCGCCGAAGGCCGGATGCTGCACCACGGCTCCCGGCTGATGGACTGGTGCGTCGGAAATGCCAAGGTCGAACCGCGCGGGAATGCCATCCTGATCACCAAGCAGGCCAGCGGCTCGGCCAAGATCGACCCGCTCATGGCCACATTCAACGCCGTCTCGCTGATGGCGCTGAATCCGGCTGGCGCCGGCAAGTCATTCTGGGAAAGTGAAACCGCGTGAAACTACTTGATCGCCTGTTCGGACGAAAATCCGCGCAGCTCACCTATGACCAGGTGGCCGCCCTGATCGATGGCGGCGCCGCATCATCGGTTGCCGGCGTCGCCGTCACGGCCAGGACCGCCCTGCAGGTGGCCACCGTGCTTGACTGCGTGCGCGTCATCGCCGACGGCTGCGCCACGCCGGACTTGCACATCTACCGCGAGAAGTCGGACGGCACCAACGAGCGCGCCATCAACATCCCGGAATACCGGCTGCTGTCGCGCCGGCCGAACGAATGGCAGACATCGTTCGAGTGGCGCCGGCAGATGACCCTGCACGCCGCGCTCACCGGCGCCGCGCTGTCGCTCAAGGTACGCGGCGACAATCGCCGCGTGCGCGAGCTGATCCCGGTGCAGCCCGGCAAGTGGGACGTGCGCAAGGTCTCGCGCTACGAGGTGCGCTACCGCTGCTGGGACGACTTCGGGCTGATCGGCGAGTTCGGGCCGGACGACGTATTCACGCTGAACGGCCTGCAGTGGGACTGGATCGGCGCCCTCGATGTCATCCGCCTGGCGCAGACCGCCATCGGCCTGTCGATCGCCACCGAGAAAAGCCAGGCCGGCATCCACGCCAACGGGCTGCGGCCGTCCGGCGTCTACACCGTCGAAGGCACACTTAACCAGGAACAGCACGACCGCCTCACCGGCTGGCTCAAGAGCAAGGCCGGGCCCGACAAGCTGGGCACCCCGCTGGTGCTTGACCGCAACGCCAAGTGGACCAGTACGGGGATCTCCGGCGTTGACGCCCAGCACGTCGAAACGCGCCGCCTGCAGGTTGAGGAAATCTGCCGCGCCTTCAACGTCTTCCCGATCATGGTCGGGCACTCAGACAAGTCGGCCACCTTCGCCAGCTCGGAAGCCTTTTTCGCCGCCCACCTCAAGCACACCCTGGCGCCCTGGCACAAAGCCTGGCGCGACCGGATCGACGAAATGCTGCTCGACGGCAGCGGTCCGCTGTTCGCCAAGTTCGACACCCGCTACCTGACGGCCGGCAGCATGAAGGACCGCGCGCAGTGGGCGCGGAACATGGCCGAAATGGGCATCTACACCCGCAACGAGCTGCGCGACGAAGAAGGCAAGGACCCGCTGCCAGGCCTCGACGAACCCCTTACGCCGATGAACATGACCACCGGCACCGAAGCAGGAGACACCGACCATGAAGAACCACCGGCAAACTGAACGCAAGATCGTCCGGCCGCTCGAGCGCAAATCCGCCGAGGCAGGGCGCCGCGAAACCCGCGCCTTTTCCCTGCAGATCAAGGCCACCGGCGACGATGGCACCATCGAAGGCTATGGCTCAGTCTTCGGCGTGCGCGACAACTACGACGACATCATCGCCAAGGGCGCCTTCGCTGCCAGCCTGGCCGAGCACAAGGCCGCCGGCACCATGCCCGCCATGCTCTGGCAGCACAGCGCCGACGCCCCGATCGGCGTGTGGACCGACATGGTGGAAGACGAGAAGGGGCTCTACATCAAGGGCCAGCTCGTCATGGACACCGTGCGCGGCAAGGAAGCCCATGCGCTGCTCAAGGCCGGCGCCCTCAACGGGCTGTCGATCGGCTTCATGTCCAAGCAATGGGCCTATGACCGCGACACCGATGTCCGCACGCTGACCGAAATCGACCTGTGGGAAGTCTCCCTCGTCACCTTCCCGGCCAACGAGAAGGCGCGCGTCACCAACGTGAAGGCGTCGCCTGACGACATGGCGACTCCGAAAGATGCTGAACGAATCCTGCGAGAGGCCGGATTCAGCAAGTCCGACGCAACGGCCATCGTGTCGCGTGTCATGC